TAAAATCCCATAATCTCATCACGTCTTTCCCATTTAGTTTCTTCTTCAAAAAGCTGTTGAGCTTCAAGTTCTTCGGCTTGTTGATCTGTAAGCTGATCTACTTTTACAGAAGTCTCTTTTAACTTTTCTTCCTCATAATCTTTTCTACTCATTATTTCCACCCCTCTAATTGTTTATCTAATTCTTCAAGTTCTATCTCTAAACCATATACTCTTTCGTCTTGCACTAAATAATCATTTCCGTCTATTCTGTAATCCATTCCAAAAAGTTTGTCTTGCGCTTCTCTTAATGTTTCCTTGATCTCACACATGTAATCAAACTTTTTATAATATTGCTTATTTCTTATTTTGCTCATTGTATCTCCTAGTAAGTGGGAGCATTTCTGCTCCCTGTTAATTTATTATTTGTAATATTTATCAAGACCAAGTTCTATCTCTAAATATGGCTTATTTTTATAATTAGCTAATTTTCTTTTTTCATAAACTTGATTCATAATTTCAACTCTATAGTCTGGATGTATTCTAATTTCTTCCATATTAAAGTTACCCTCATATTCACCTAAATCATGCAAATTCCATTTTTTTGCAAGTTTCATAGCTTCTTTAAAGTAAGCTATAACTTCATTTCTCTCTTGAGCGTTTCTAATATCATCTTCATAAATAATATTAAGAACTGCTTTCTGCATATCATTAAGTATTTTTTCTCTTGCTATATCTATATTTTTCATTTTCTATCTCCTAGTTATTTATTTACCTTACTCTTTTAGTATACATGATTAATTGTATACGTCAAGTATATAAATACATTATTTATCTATTTACATTATGTATCATTTAATGTAAATTAAAGACTTAACCAAAGGAGAAATTATGAAATTCAAGGAATATTTACAGCAAGAGAGCCTTTCATTGGCAAGATTTTCAAAGTTATCAAATATACCAGAGCCTACTCTTAATAAATATAAATATGAGAATAGAATACCTCAGAGAGAAAATATGTTGATCATTACTCAACATACAAACGGCGCAGTAAAAGCAAATGACTTTTATTATGAGAGTCAATGAGTTTTCAAGCTATGGCATGGGCGGTTAAACAGCCTACAAAAAGCACAGGAACAAAGTTAGTATTACTCATGTTGGCTAATTATGCAGACGAAAATGGTAATTGCTATCCTAGTCAAGCGCATCTTGCAAAAATATGTCATTGCTCAAGGCAGTCTATAAACAAGTACATTTCTGATCTTGTAGAGTTAGGGTTTGTTGATATAACAAAAAAATCAAATGGTTTATTAGTTCATAATTCTTACAATCTTAAAATGACCATTGTAAAGAATATTGACAATGCTGTTTCCAATGTCAAAATTTCATCAAACCAATGTCAAAATATTGGACAGAATACTATCATAAATACATATACAGATAATTTTGATGAGTTCTGGAATATTGTTCCAAGAAAAATATCTAAGACACAAGCCAGAAAGGCTTACCTAAAGGCTTTAAAGGATAAAAAAATTGACCACATATTATTAATGCGTAAAATGAAAGAGTACGGAAAATCAGTACAAGGTAAAGAACAGCAGTTTGTTTTGCACCCTAGTACATGGATCAATCAATGTAGATGGGAAGATGAGTTAGATAGTAAGATAGAAAGAGGTAAAAATTGGTTAGCTGGATAAACAATAGGAGAAACAATGAGCAACGAGATAAAAGCAGAACCGAAGATAGAAGGACTACACACCGCAAGAGATATTTGGAGATCAGTTGAAGACCTATACTCAGGAAATACTTCGCAACCATATGATGTAGGTTTTACTCCATTAGATGAATTATATAAGGTTTCACGTGGAACGTTTCATGTTTGGACTGGAGTTCCTAATCATGGTAAGTCTAGTTTTCTTATGGATATAACAATGAATATGGCAAAGATTCATGGCTGGAAGTTTGCGCTATTCTCTCCAGAACATTCCCTTGCAAATAATATTAAAAGATTATGTGAAAAATATATGGGTAAGCCTTTTGATGTTGGTATGGCAAACAGAATAACAGAAGAAGAGTTAATATTGTCTATGGCTTTTATACAAAAGCATTATTTTTTTATAGATAAAGCAGACGAATCTCCAGACATCAAATGGATATTAGATGTAGCAAGAAAAGCTAAAGAACACTATGAGATAGACGGTTTAGTTTTAGATCCTTACAACGAGATCAATCCTAGTAGGTCAAATCAGTTGCGTGAAGATGAGCATATCAGTAACGTTATATCAGAGATAAAAAGATTTAATAGGGAGACAAATTGCGCAAGTTGGTGTGTAGCTCACCCAACAAAATTACCAAGAAATCAAGACGGTACATTTACTGTAGACGGTTATTCTATATCAGGAAGCGCCCATTGGAATAATAAAGCTGATGTTATTGTTGTTATTGAAAGAGACTTTGAAAACGAGCAGACGATATTTCATGTTCGCAAGGTAAGAGAAGCCGACTTGTATGGAGCTATTGGTCAGGCGTTTTTTAAATGGAATCACAGAACAAGATGTTTTCATGCTCTTGATTCTAATATCTGGAGAAAACATGATTGAAAAAAAAGTAAAAAAATTATGGAAAGGAGAGTTTATTGATATAAGAGATTATGAAATACCAAAGGCTATTAAAAAAGGGGGAATGATTGTATACTATAATGGTAAGCACATGACGCTAACCGTAGAGGATTTAAGTAACATGAAACTAAATGGGCAAGTAATACAATCTAAATATAGTGGAACATATAAATTATGCTCTATAAAGTGGAGTCCAGAAACAGAAAACCCTAACCAAGAGAAATTATTTTAAGGAGTAATAATGGACATACAATGGGCATTAGTAAAGAAAGATATATCAGAATTAAAAGAATATGAACACAATCCAAGAATTCTTACTGCTGAAGGATTAAAACAACTAGAAGAAAGCATTAGAAAGTTTGGATTTGCAGAACCACTTATAATAAATACAGATAACACTATATGCGGTGGTCATGGTAGAAAAAAAACCTTAGAGAAATTAAATATAACAGAGGTTGATTGTTACGTTCCTTCAAGAGAATTAAATTCAGAAGAATTTGATGAGCTTAATTTAAGGCTTAACAAGAACATTGCTGGAAAATTTGATTTAGATGTATTAGGAAACAGGTTTGATTTAGAAGAACTGCAGGATATAGGTTTTTCATTAAGAGACTTAGGTATGGACACTAACATGAATTTTGATCCAAAATTAGATCCTACTTATGCGAAAGGATATGTAAGCGAAGACGATATACTAAAAGCAGAGCAAAACGAAGATAGCAGATTTGATCCAAAAGAAAATAAAACAAGACAAATAACGTGTCCTAGTTGTTACGCAGATTTTGAGGTACAGAATGATTAATAAACAAGACCTTGTTCTGTTTCTTGAAAATTATCCTTATAGGTTCGCAAAAAGTATGCCTAAAATACCGCATTGGTATACTTTGCGCAAAAACTGGGACGATGAAAAATTTGTTAATGTGGTTAACGCAATAAGACATTTTGGATATGATGTGAAATGGGGTAGATCAACTTATAGATACTTTGATGCTAATGGATATCATTATTGGACTATGGGTGATTTAATAAGCGATACTATATTAATCAATAGAGCGAAAATAAAATACCCAACAATATATGATGATATAGCGACAAAATATGATAGCTGGTATCAAACACAAGAATGTTATGATGAAAACCTTTTAGTTATTAAATCTTTAAATTTAAATAGCAATAGTAGTGTTCTTGATATTGGATGTGGAACTGGGTTGCTTTTAGATTATGTAGCACTTATGCCTTTAGAAGCAAAACAAAATTTTAAGTATATTGGAATAGATCCATCTCAAGAAATGCTAGGAGTTTTAACGGAAAAGCATCCTCAGTATTATGAAAATGTATATCAATCAAAGTTTGAGGATTTTTATACTAACAAAGATACAACGCATGTTGTAAGCCTATTCGGATCACCAAGTTATATAAATCGTAACTCAATAAATAAGTTACACAGTATGTGTTTAAACAAAAAGTGTTTTTTAATGTTTTATAAGGATGGGTACATTCCAAAATACGAGCAAGATGCTGATATAGAAGTAATGGGGTCAGATGATATTTTTGATTTAGCTTCCGCACTTAAAGCCGAAACATTTAATTATAAACAATTTACGATAATAGAAACATGAGCATTAATAGAAAAAACGAAAAAACTGGAATTTTTGCAAAAGACTCAAGGTCAATTTCAAATAATAGAGTTTATCTAGGCAAAAACGTATTTGATGAATCTTTAGATAGAATAAGATATCTATTTGACGAGTTTGAAAATGTTGTTGTAGGATTTTCAGGCGGTAAAGATAGCACAACTTGTTTAGAGTTGTCTTTAATTGTAGCAAAAGAAAAAAACAGATTGCCTTTAAAAGTTATGTTTTTAGATCAAGAAGCAGAATGGCAATGTACAATTGATTACGTAGAAGAAGTTATGAATAGACCAGATGTAGAGCCATTGTGGTTTCAGATACCTCTAAAAATTGGAAACTCTGCATCTTTAAATGAGGAATGGCACTATTGTTGGGATGTTAATACAACAGAGTGGATGCGAGAAAAAAGCCCAATGTCAATACATGACAATGTATATGGAAGCGACAGATTTGCAGATCTTTTTACAAAAATATTTGCAAAGGATTTTAAAGATAAAAAAGCATGTTACATATCAGGTGTAAGGTGTGAAGAAAGCCCAGCTAGTAATATGGCTCGAACAGGTGAGGTTACATATAAGGGAATTACATGGTGAAAAAATTTATCTAGAAAAGAGGATCATTATACCTTTTACCCTATTTATGATTGGTCTGTTTGGGATGTGTGGGTTGGTATATTTAAGGGATCTCACAATTACAATAAACTTTATGATTACTATTACCAGAATGGCAAGGGTATTAAAAAAATGCGAGTATCAAATGTCCATCATGAAACTGCAATAAACGACTTGCCTTTTATGCAAGAAATTGAGAAAGATACATGGAATAAAATAGTAGAAAGAATAGATGGCGCAAACACATCAAAGCATATGGATAACTGGTTTCCAAATGAGCTTCCATATATGTTTGACTCATGGGATGAATACCGAGATCATTTGCTAGAACATATTATTAAAGAGGAATTAAAACCAGCATTTAGAAAAAAATTTAAGAAGTTTGATAAGGCTTTTCACGAAACGCCAGTATATATTAAAGCTATGAAGTGTTGTATTAAAGCTTTATTAATCAATGATTATCACAGCACAATAATGGGTAATTTTTTACGATCACCATTCATATATCAATTTAACCGAACCAGAGTAATTACAGGATATCAAGATGCCAAAAAATGACATGATGCTAGAGATAACAAACTTTATTAATAGTTTAGAAAAAGACGCACAAAAAATTACAAGTATAGAAATATTTAAAGATTTGTTAAATGACTTATCACCTTTAAAAGATCAACCTGTTGATAGGGTTAGATGGGTGAGTATTGATAAAGTTCAAGCCAATGATTACAATCCTAATAGTGTGGCAAACAAAGAGATGAGCTTATTATATACATCTATAAGCCATGATGGTTATACACAGCCTATAGTTACAATATTTGATGACAGCATTGATAAATATATTATTGTTGATGG